CACTGTCACTATCGCAACGACCAACACCACTGGCGCTGCGGTTAACTTGGCGTCAACGACTGTTAGATTGGTCATTGCTCGCATCGTTTAAACAGGGGGGCTTCGGCCCTCCTTTTTTAGGTTAATCATGGCAACTTTTCGCTGTTTGCAATCAGGAACTACTGTAACTTTTACCCAGCAAGTAGACATTGATTCGATGCGTGGGCATCATGGCTATGTGCGTCTGGATGAGAAAGTTGCGCCTGAAATCAAACCTTCGCCCATGCTTGCACCAGTTAAGAAGATGGGTCGGCCTCGTAAATCAACTGTTGAAGGATAAATCATGTACGGTAAATCACCAAAAATGTCTGGTAAAAAAGCAATGCCCGTGGCAATCATGGTTGCCGTTGCCAAGCCAAAAGCCATGCCTAAGCGTGGCCAGCGCACTGCCACTAACATGGCAACTAAAGCCAAACGAGGCAAGTAATGGCATCCCTAACTACACCTGTTACGCTGTTAAGTTCTGTCGTAGCAACTGGCGCGTCTAAGGCTGTTCAAGCGGATGCCGGTCAACCGGCATTCTTGCAGGTGACCGGCATTACAACAGCAACTGTGGCGTTTCAGGGTAGCTTGGATGGCACAACCTTTGCCACCATTGGCACAGCCTTGACCGCTGATGGCATTGTCACCATAGCCAACGCTCCCAAGTATTTGAGAGCAAACTGTACTGCGTACACTTCTGGCACGATCATCGCAAAGGTCTTGTACTAGCATGAAAACTCCAGCCCAAAAAAAGATTAGCAAGGTGATGAAAGAGTTTGGCGCGGGTAAGTTGACCACCAACAAAAAGGTAGTTAAAGACCCAAAGCAAGCTATGGCAATTGCGCTTTCACAAGCAAAGGTAAAGAAAAAATGAAAAGCAAAGTCAACCAAGCGGCGGTCTACACAAAGCCCACCATGCGGAAGGCTTTGTTTGAAAAGATCTAGGGCAGGCTGTGCAAGGCACTGGCGCTGGAGAATGGTCAGCGAGAAAAGCACAACTCTTAGCAAAAGAATACAAAGCTAAGGGCGGGGGGTATAAATCGTGAGCAAGACAAAAGCGCATTACACACCGGACGGCAAGCTGTATAAAGGTGAGACTCACAAAGCTGGTGCTGTCTTGATGACAGGTGCAAAGCACACGCCAACTAGTAAAGTCTTAACCCATACACCGCCGAAGAAAAAATGAAAGCTACCCAGAAAAGCCTGAAGGATTGGGGCGACCAAGATTGGAGAACTAAAAGTGGTAAAAAATCTTCTGAAACTGGTGAGCGATACCTTCCAAGCGCTGCAATCAAAAGTCTCAGCAATGCTGAGTACGCTGCGACAACTCGGGCGAAACGTGCTGGCAAAGCTGCGGGGAAACAATTCGTAGCGCAACCTAAAAAGATAGCGGCAAAGACTAAAGGCTACCGATGAAAACTCCCGCTTGGCAGCGCAAGGAAGGACAGAACCCAAAAGGTGGCCTTAACGCTGCTGGACGGGCAAGTCTGAAAGCTGCTGGGCAAGACATCAAGCCCCCTGTAAAATCAGGCGATAACCCGCGCAGGGCTAGCTTCTTAGCAAGGATGGGTGGGAATGATGGCCCTGAGTACAAAGATGGGAAACCCACTCGACTGCTGTTAAGTTTGAAAGCATGGGGGGCTAGCAGCAAAGCAGACGCTAAATCTAAGGCCAAGGCAATCAGCGCAAGGAACAAGAAATGACTTACCTCCAGCTTATCAACAATGTGCTGATTCGGTTGCGTGAGACACAAGTCTCCACTAACAACGAGACAACTTATTCGACCCTGATTGGCTTGTTTGTCAACGATGCCAAGCGTCAGATTGAGGATGCTTTTAACTGGAACGTGCTGGGTACAACTGTCACTCTCACTACCGTGTCTGCGACCTACATCTATTCAATGACGGGTGCTGGACAGAAGTTTCAAGTGCAAGACGCGATTAACACTACATCAAACATTGGTCTGCAAAACATCAGTTTTGTTGAGATGAATCGTTATCAAAACCTAGTACCAACAACAAACGGGTTGCCTCAATATTACGCATTTAATGGGGTAGACGCTAGTGGCGACACCAAGGTGGAGCTGTACCCCCGTCCTGATGGTGTTTACAGTATTCCATTCTCTTTGACAGTACCTCAAGCAACATTGGCTGCTGATGGCACATCTGTGCTTGTCCCTGACACTCTAGTGGTGCAAAACGCCTATGCCCGTGCGCTGGTGGAGCGCGGCGAGGATGGCGGTCTTAGTTCGTCTGATGCGTACCAGTTTTATCGCGGTATGTTAGCTGACCAAATTGCACTGGAAGGCACTCGCTATCCAGAGAATAAAGAATTTGTAGCGATATGAGCCAAGCTCTCCAGACTGCTAGCATTTCAGCGCCAGGATTCTTTGGCCTGAATACGCAAGACTCGCCTTTGGACTTGGCGGCTGGCTTTGCACTAGTCGCCACCAATTGCGTGATTGACCAGTTTGGTCGCATCGGTTCACGCAAGGGCTGGGCGCGGGTTAACGCATCTGCTGGTGGGTTGGGTGCGAATGCTCCAGGTGTTATTCATGAGTTGGTGCAGACTGACGGCACTCTGACTATTCTCTTTTCAGGCAACAACAAGCTGTTTAAGCTAGATGGCAGCAACGCCGTAAGTGAACTGACATACGGTGGTGGCGGCACAGCGCCTGTAATTACGGCGAATAATTGGGCTTGTGCTTCACTGAACGGAATTACTTTCTTTTTTCAAAGCGGCTTTGACCCGCTGATCTTTGACCCCGCTGTCAGCACAACGACCTTCAGGCGCGTTAGTGAAAAGACTGGCTATGCCGGTACTGTGCCTTCTGGAAACATCGCTATCAGCGCCTATGGCCGCTTGTGGGTGGCAGATACATCAACTGACAACACCACGGTCTTTTTCTCTGACTTGCTTTCGGGCCATGTTTGGACGGGCGGCACTTCAGGCTCGATAAACATCAATCAGGTTTGGCCTAACGGCGCGGACAACATCACCGGCTTGGCTGCCCACAACAACTTCCTGATCATCTTTGGTCAGCGTCAGATTCTGGTCTATTCGGGTGCGACTACGCCCTCGACAATCACACTGGCAGACACCGTTGCGGGTATCGGTTGCATTGCCAGAGATTCGATTCAAGGCACTGGCAAAGATGTTTTGTTTTTGTCCAATTCAGGCGTGAGATCATTTGCGCGGACTGTGATTGAGAAGTCAGTGCCGATTGGCGACTTGTCCAAAAATGTGCGTAGTGATTTTATGAACATCGTTGCTGGTGAAACACTGGCAAACATCAAGTCTGTTTATTCTGAAACGGAAGCGTTCTATCTAATAACAATGCCGTTTTCAGAATCTGTGTTTTGTTTTGACACTCGCGGACAGTTGCAAGATGGATCGTTCAGAGTCACCACTTGGGACTCTATTGAGCCTTCAGCGTTGCTCTCAAGGCGCAATGGCGATTTGTTGCTTGGCAAGACAAGCTACATTGCAAAGTACTCAGGCGCACAAGATGACACCGAGTCGTATCGGCTGCTCTACTACACCAACCACGCTGATCTAGGCAATGCCAATGTCACCTCTCTGCTCAAGCGATTAAAGGTAATCGTGATTGGCGGCACAAACCAATTCGTAACGCTGAAGTGGGGCTTTGACTTTAGCGCCAACTATCTTGCAACCAATGCACAAATTCCGACACAAGCGGTTTCTGAATACGCAATTGCTGAGTACGGCGCAAATGCCACAGTGCTTGCTCAATACGCCAACGGTGTGGCTTTGCAAACATTAAGCGTTTCTGCCTCTGGTAGCGGTAAAATCGTGCAAACAGGCTATGAGGCTGACATTGATGGCTCTGCGCTGTCTATTCAACGGATTGAAATCCAAAGCAAAGACGGGAAAACAGTATGAGTAACTATACACAGAGCACAAACTTCGCTACTAAAGATGCGTTAACTTCTGGCGACCCGCTAAAGATTGTCAAAGGCACGGAGATCAACACCGAGTTTGTCAACATTTCGGTGGCTATTGCAACCAAGGCTGACTTGGCTAGCCCTACTTTTACGGGTACGCCAACCTTACCTACCGGCACGATTGCAACAACCCAGACCTTTGGTAACAGTTCAACCTTGCTTGCCACTACTGCATTTGTGCAAGCAGCACTTGCGGCACTGCATCCTGTCGGCTCGATCTACATCAACGCCACGGTTGCGACTAATCCTGCCACTTTATTGGGCTTTGGCACTTGGACTACCTTTGGCGCTGGCCGAGTGTTGGTCAGCCTTAATTCTGCCAATGTCCTGTTCGACACGGCTGAAGAAACTGGTGGTAGTGCAGATTCGACATTGCCAACCCACACTCATACATTCAGCGGAACTACTTCTACAATTGGGACTCACCAGCACGAAGAATCCATCGGAACTATAGGTACTTTTGGGACAGGCGGTACTTTTTTTCATGGAAATTACAGCGGGACTGGTACTAGTGCGGTTGATTTAACAAACGGTGGCGGCTCTCATGACCACACATATTCTGGAACTACAGCATCCGCTGGCACAAGCGGCACAAACGCTAACTACCAGCCGTACATTACAGTGTATATGTGGAAACGCACGGCATGAAAGTTCCGGTGGCAGTCTGTAATGACTACACCTTGTTTTTTGAAGATGACGAAGGATTTTGTTTTATCCACTGCGATTGCGTAAGATGGACGAATACAGTGAGAAAAAGAATGTTGGCAGATTTAAACAGCATTCAAAAACAGGACATTTATGCAATCCATGAGATTTGCGATAGAAAGCATGCAAAGTTTCTTAACCTGTTTGGATTTAAGTTTTTAAAAGATTTTGTAGGTCTTGACGGGCAACGCAGACAGTTATTTATTAGGGGAATATCATGGGCGTAGAAGCAGCAGTAATTGGCGGGGGACAGATGTTAGGCGGGTATTTACAAGGTAAATCCGCTGAACGAGCAGCCCGTACACAAGCCGACGCACAACTTAAAGCCGCGCAACTTGCGGCTGAAGAAGCGCGTTTTAGGCCAGTAGGCATTACAACCCGCTTTGGTCAGTCGCAGTTCCAGACTGGGCCTGATGGTCGTGTGTCGGGTGCTGGCTACACACTAGACCCCGCCCTTCGTGCCTATCAAGACCGGTTCATGGGCTTGGCCGGTGGCGGTCTGTCCCAAGCTGAGATGGCACAGCAGCAGTTTGCCCCTTTGCAACAGGGCGCTCAAGGTCTGTTTGGCCTTGGTCAGCAGTATTTGGCTCAGTCGCCGCAACAAGCAGCCCAGCAGTACATTGCGGGTCAACAAGAGTTGCTTGCCCCTAGCCGTGAGCGTGAGATGGCCCAACTGCAAAACCGGTTGTTTAACACTGGCCGAGGTGGTCTGTCTGTTGGCGCTACCAGCGCTCGCCCAAGTGGCGCGGCAGGACTGGGTGCAGCTAGCCCAGAACTAGAAGCCTATTACAACGCCATTGCTCAACAGGATGCGGGGCTGGCTGCTCAAGCAATGCAAGCCGGTCAGCAGCAGACGGCCTTTGGCGCTGGTCTGCTTGGCACTGGTGGCAACTTGCTTACGCAAGGCTACGGCGGCCAGGCAGCGGCTCTTGGCCCATATGAGGCTTATCTTCAGCAGATGAAACAACTTGAGGCTTTGGGTCAGCAACCGCTTGATCTAGGCATTAATATTGGCGCTAAAGGGCAAAGCAATGCAGCCGCACAAGCAATGTTAAGCACAGGGCCATCACGCGAATCGTTTGCTGCCAATGCTTTTAATCCATTTGCTACTGCGCTAACACAAGCCGGTCAGAATCCAGCGTTTGGCCGAGGCTTGAGTAACCTGTTTGGTGGCAAACCTGCGGTCAGCGGTTTTGACGTTAGAGGTTACGGCGCGGGTATAAACCCGTATAGCGGCGAGTTCATGGGTTCTACGGAGTTCTAATCATGGCAACCGACATCGTTCAATCCTTATTTGGCGTTACGCCACAGGCTTATCAGCAAGCCCAGCAAGATCGCATGGACGCGCAAGCGTTGCAATACGCTAGGCTCGACCCGTTTCAGCAAGCCAACTACGCCATTGGGCGTGGTGCTTCTGGCTTGGCTGGTGCTATCGGCGGCGCTTTGGGTGGGCAAGACCCTGAGTTGCAGCGCATCACAATGGCACAACAAATAGCGGGTCAGATTGACTACAACAGCGATGACTCTATGAAGCAGGGAATACTGGCGCTAAATAATGCCGGTGATCCTCGGAGCGCAATGCAGTTACAGCAAATTCTTCTTAGCCAGCAAGCCAAACGCGCATCTATCAGCAAAGATGAAGCTGCGACAAGGGCTTCTGACGCCGCTGCCCAACGCGACCGCACAAAAGCGCCGCCAGAAAAAGTGTTATTGGCGCGCGAAGTTGCGTTGTTATCCGGCCCTGTAGACTCGATTGAATACAACACCGCATTTGCTACTTCGCTGATAGAACAGGTAGCGGGTAAAGCTACGCCGGAAGGAAAGACTAACATTCAAAAGCTGCAGGAGTACGCAAAGACATTAACACCTGGGTCAATTGAGTTAGCTCAGGTGATGGCCGTTATTAAATCTGAAGGTGAAGGCAAGGGCAACAAAATTACCAATGTGCTCCCTGGTACAAATGCGCTAGTGGACATACCAGCCTTCCGCGCCAAAGTGCAGGCTACTATTGAACCGCAATCCAAAGCGATTAACGCGGCTGACCAAGCATTGGAAGCCATTGAAACTTCATTGGCAACAAACAACTTTGCGTCGTACAGCGCCGCAAAAACACTGTTTGCGCGTGCCATATCTGGCTCAGGCGATTTGAGCCAACGGGAACTTAAAGCTGCCGGCGCCGATCCGTCGCTGCTGGGGGGAACGGCTGACTATCTGTCTACTTTGTTTGACTCAACGCCTACGGCCGATACGCAAAATAAAATTAAAGTGACCTTGGAAGCTATCCGTAAGGTAGCAGCCAATAAAGCGCGTACCGAAGTTGAACAGCAACGTAAGATCGCATTGCGTTCACCGGGGTACAACGTAGACGCGGTGACGGAAGCGCTTACGTTTCCCGAGTTGGCGCCCCGCGTTGCGGCGCCCGCTCCTGGCGCTCCAGCTAGTAATTTAGCCGCGCAAGCTGCCGCTGAAATTGCACGTCGTGCTGCTGGAAAGGCAAAATAATATGGCCGTCGATTTTACGAAGCTGTCAGACGCGGAATTAGAAGCTATCTCAAGCGGTAGCCTTGGTTCGCTATCGGATGAAACACTTCAGATGTTAGCCGGCGTGCCAACAGGCGACTACAAAGTAGAAGCGCTTCGTAAAGGCCCAGCGAGCACCGCCGGCACAATTGCCGGGCTGGGCGCGCTTGTCGGTGAAGGCCCAACTGGCAGGGGTTTACCTGGACTGATTGAAGCGCTGCGCCAGCCCGGCCCTATTGAGCCTCGCCGTGATCCTGGGCAAGTCTTTACGGAAGCGTACCAAGCGCCCTATAAAAGCATTATGAGCGTGCTTGGTACCACTGGCGCTGAACCAAAGACCGGCATGGAGAAGGTTATAGCTGGCGGTTTGCAGGCTACAACAGACCCGCTTTCGTATATGTTCCCGCCATTGGCTGGCGTTAAACGCCTGGGCGTGTTCGGCCAAGTTGCGGCGCGGCCGGGCGAGCAAGCAATTGTTGGCAGCGGCGCAGAAGCCGGCGGTCAAGCGGGTGAATATGCAGGTGGTAAATTTGACATGCCGGGCACTGGCCGCTTTGTCGGCAGTTTGTTTGGCGGCGCCGGCGCTGCCTATACCGGCGGCACCGCGCTCAAACTTGCGCCGGTTGGCGGCAAAGCCTACGATTTGGCTAAAGGCCAATGGGATAAAGTTAAGGGTACAGACCCTGAAGATACGTTGCTCAAGGATGTAGACAACCGTATCAGCAACATCTTTATTGCTGCTGGCGCGGCTGACCCTACGTTTATGAAGACTTTGACCGAAGCGGCGCAGGCGCAGAAAAGCGTGTCTCTTAAAGCGCCCGGCGGCGTTGAAGTCAAGATGCCCGTGTCGGCTATGTTGGCTGACAATCCAGTTATCAACAACTTCATCCAGAACCTGTCGGCGCGCGATCCTGTGTTCCGCGCTCAGTATGGCGCGCAATACGACGCAGCCAAGCAGGCGCTGACTGCAAACCAAATTCGTTTGTTTGGCGACCCGACAAAAGTAGCTGTAACCGCCGTTGGCCCAGACTTGGCTAAAGTGCAGGCGCGGCGCGTCCGGTCGATAGACGAACAGATCGCTGACGCCTACAAAGACCAGTCAATTGACCCGAACGTGTTCGGCCAGCGTGTGGCTAATCTGGTTGAGAAGAAAGAAAAAGCGGCTTACGCTGAAGTCAAACCTTTGTACACCGAGGCGTTTGACATCGCCAAGACCAAGAATGTAGAACTGCCCGCCGCATCGGTGGACGACATTTATGGTTTTGTTGTTAGCGAACGCGCCTCGGACATCTTCAAGACATTCCCGTCTATCTACAATCGCGTCCAAACCCGATTCAAACCCACCACTGTCGAGCCAAGCACTATCCTGACCGCCGAAGGTAAGCCAATGACGCCAGGGGGCGAACAATTTAGCGCGGCCACCATACAAGACTTGGACTCGCTCAAGCGCGAGATCAACCGCCAATTGACCAAAACTGATGTGCCGACCGAAATCCGCTTGTTGTCAGAATTGAAACAGCGCGTCGGCGGGCATATTGATAGCCTTGACCCAGACTTTGTAGCCGCGTACCGCAATGCCGACAAAGCGTATTTCCAAAAAATTGGCTTGCCATTTGACGCCGCGACTCTAAAGGCGGTAGACCGCAAGAAGTTTGTCGAGCAGATTGCGCCCGCCCTTATCGGCAATAAATCCAACGTAAGTGAATTTATCACGGCCACTGGCGCCGAGGGTACTCAGTTGGTGCGCTCTGCTTTCTTGGACAGCTTTACCAATGCCGTCCTTAAAAACGATGTGCTGGACCCCAAAGCTGCGGCCAAATGGCTCAAGAAAAACGAAGGTGGCGTTTCGCTGGTGCCTGGCCTGCGCGATGAGTTGCAGGCCGCGACCACTGATGTTCAGCAGTTGCTGGCCGAACGCACTCGCCTTAACGCCGACTTCAAACGTGTGGCCGGCGATCAGATCATCAGCGCGGAGGGCGTTGGTAGCCCACAAGATTTGGTTTCCAAGATGTACGGCGATGTCAAGTTCACCAACAAATTCATGCAGCAGTACGGCGCCAATAAAGATTCCGTCAACGCTGTGCGGTCATTCATGCTTGACGACCTAGTGACATCGGCAGACCCAATTGCCGCGCTGGCCGACCGCAATAAAGCCGCCGTGTTCAACCGCGTGTTTGGACCAACCTACGCCCAGAAGGTGCAAGACTTCGTAACGGTTTCTGATCGCATGACCCGCGACCTGACCAATGTAGCGTTCAAAGGTGAGACTGTACCGCGCACGCCAATTGAGCAGTTGACCGGCATCCCGCCCGAGCAAATCCTTTCGCGCATATACAACCCCGTATCTGGTGCAACCTACGCCATCACATCGCTGTTCAGTAAATTCTGGGCCAAGAAAGCGTCCGAGGCTACTGAGGCGCGGCTTAAAGAGTTGCTGCTTAACCCTAGCGACGCCGTTAAGGTCTTTCAAGCTGTGCAGCCGCGTGTTGCCGGGCTTGATCAAAAGAAAATCCAAGACGCTATTGAAGTCGGGCGCAAGTACGGCATCCAGTGGGTGGCCGACGCCGTTAACGACGTTACCTCGGGCGCTGCGCGTGGTGCGGTGCAAGAAGCTCAACCACAGGAGTAAAGCATGTTTCCATTGACAGCCCTACTTGAAGTCGGCGGCAAGCTAATAGACAAACTTATTCCTGATCCAGAGGCAAAAGCTAAGGCCCAGCTTGACCTAGCTAAGATGGCGCAGGACGGTGAGTTGGCTAAGATGGCAAACGACACGGAGCTTTACAAGGCAGAGCAAGCTGGCGTGTCTGAGCGCTGGGATGCAGACATGTCTTCAGATTCATGGCTGTCTAAAAACATCAGGCCGATGGCTTTGGTGGCTATCTTTGTCGCCTACTTTTTGTTTGCCCTAATGAGCGCCTTTGGCTACAACGCACAGGCATCCTACGTCGAGCTGCTAGGCCAGTGGGGCATGCTGGTCATGTCTGCCTATTTTGGTGGACGTACGCTTGAGAAGATCATGGAAATGAAAGCCAAGAAATGACACCTAACTTCACCCTTGCTGAACTGACCACCACCAGCCACCGCCAGTTTGACAACACACCCAATGAGACTGAGCTAGCAAACTTGCAAAAGCTGGCAGAGTTCTTGGAGGAAGTCAAAGCGCTGCTGGACGGCAAGCCAATTATGATCAATAGCGCCTTCAGGTCTAAGCAAGTCAATGATTCAGTAGGTAGTAAAGACACCAGCCAGCACCGCACGGGCAGCGCGGCTGACATCCGAGTACCAGGCATGTCTCCAGACGCCGTGGTGAGGGCTTTGGTGGCCTCAGACCTGCCTTTTGATCAGGTTATCCGTGAGTTCGACGCTTGGACGCACATCAGCATCAGCCCAACGCCGCGCCGTCAGGCGCTGATCATTGACCGCGCTGGGACTCGGCCTTTCGCATAAGCGCCCGATACGCTTCAATGGCGTCTTTGAGATCGCACTGAAGCTGCTGAATCCGTTCATCTTGCAGAACCATCTTATTGTTTGCTTCTTCGGCAAACTGGGCTAGGTTTTCTTGCGTCCAAGTCTTAAAGTTTGGCATTGCGTTTCTTGATTAATCTGTGGATCACAGGAGCGCTGACATTGAACCGCCGCGCTATCTCTTTCATGTTTACACCGGAATCGTACAAAGAATAGACTCGGCTGGCTGAGATGTCCTTGGGCGGTCTACCAGCACCGTCTCTCTTGCCGCCGTGAGTCATGGTGCTGTCTCTCCAGCAGTCAAGTCATTGCCGCCGACTTTGGACGCACTTACCGCACCATGAGGAAATCCGTAAAAAGCCTCGGGTGCGGCTGCAATTATTTCCTCTCTTGTCTTAGTCCAGGAGTTGTGGAAAAGCACTTCAAAGCATTGCTCTTTTAAGGCGTGTTCTGCTTGGCTAATGAACTTAGGTAGGTTTTCCGCAGACATAAGCCAATGAGCATATTCCTGTTTACCAGAAACCGCCCTCGCCCAATAGTACGGCCCATTAGTTCCGATCCATTGACTCGGTAGCTTATCAAAAGTAACTTTCATTTCTGCTTTTTCTTGACATACAAATCAGCCTCTGGCGTAAGCCAAATAGGATAGCGCAGCGGCCTACTACACATGTTTCCAGATTTCCTAACTACCCCAACGACAATGTTGGTTATCGCTATCTTGTCTTCAACTAACATGGCTTTCCATTCTTGTTCTGTCATGCTTGTTCCCTTGCTCGGATGTCAATTGCAATTGACTTGCAAGCATGGTGGTGACCAATTCTTTTATTTTTGTTTTCATCGGCCAGCATCCTGTTTTCTACCAGCTTTGCACAAGCCTCACGCTCATCAGCACGCACAAGGGCGGCAAAGCGTTCAAGCATGGCGTCAAGAGTTGGTTTGCGGGTAGTGCAATACACATTGGCCTCCCGCGCCATGCGGATGATGTCTTCTCTGGTCATGCGTGTTGCTCCAAGCTCCAATGCAGGATCGCCAGCGCGTCTGCCTCGTTATCGTCTGTTATTGGGTGGCCAAGTGCTTGCATGGCCGCTACCATCTGTTCCTTGCCAGCGTTACCCTTGCCCGTGGCGTGCTTCTTGATGGTGCCCACCGGCACGCCTTGGTAAGGAATCTTGTGGTGCTCGCACCAGGCTGTCAGGGTGGCCAGCAAGCCGCCATAGACATGCGCTGAGTCGGTGCTGGCATGCCGGCGAACCTCCTCAAAGTACACAGCGTGGAGCTCACCGCCCAGCGTGCCCTTGAGCTCGGTCAGCCACTGCTTGAACCGCAAGTAGCGCATGCCGCCACCCTCATAGCGGCCAGGCTTAAAGCTCGACCACCCATGCACGACAGGGCCGGTCATCTGCCTGCATGCCCAGCCGGTGGTGGTGCCCAGGTCAAGGGCAAGGATGGTCTCGCTCATAGCGCACCAGACTGCCTGAGAGCCTTGACAAACTCTTCCATCTCGGGGCAGGGGATCTGGCTTGCATGGTCGGCATCACCGGTCATGGCCAGAGCCTCGACAATCACAGCAATGGGGTATTCCACGCCATCCTTGGACATGTCCAGGATGCGCACTGCGTCTGCGTGGGTCATGGTTGCCTCACGCCAGACAGGAACCGCTGGAGTCGGGGGGTGAGCTCGCCGTAGCGGGGCTGGAGCTGGTCTCTGACGCACTGGTCAATGATGGACGAAACGCTGCGGTGCTGGTCGGCAGCGGCAGTGTCCAGCAGTTGGCGCGTCTGCGGGTGCAGGCGCATCAGGAAGGGTTTGAGTTTGGGTGTAGGTGTTTCCATACGCTAAGTGTATATCACCCAGATATGCTTGCAGGCAGGCGATCTGCAACTTTCTTGCGATCTAAGGGTAAGTCCTAGTAAAAAGACTTGCACAGCCCACCAAAGCGATATACACTGCGATCATGTTCAACAGGCAGATAACGCCTAAAGGAGTTCAACATGACCACCAAATTCGTAGCCTACTACCGTGTCTCCACTGACCGCCAGGGTCAGTCTGGCCTTGGCCTCGATGCCCAGCGTGCAGCCGTGGCCAAGCACATCGGCGATGCCGAGCTGGTTGCCGAGTTCACCGAGGTCGAGTCTGGCCGCAAGAATGACCGCGACCAGCTCGCCGCCGCCATGGCCACCGCCAAGAAGGCCAAGGCCATGCTGGTGATCGCCAAGCTGGATCGCCTGGCTCGCAATGTCCACTTCATCTCTGGCCTGCTTGAGTCTGGCGTGCCCTTTGTCTGCGCCGACATGCCCGAGGCTGACCGCACCTTCTTGCAGATGATGGCCGTGTTCGCTGAGTGGGAGGCACGCAAGATCTCCGAGCGCACCAAGTCAGCACTGGTGCAGGCCAAGGCCAGGGGCCGCATTTTGGGCAGTCCTACACCCCAGATCGGATCGGCCATCGGTGTTCAAGTGATTAAGCAGGAGGCAGACACCTATGCTGATGATGTTGGCCCAATCGTGCGCGACATCATTGCCCGGTCTGGTGCCAGCACCCTGAGAGACATTGCCGCAGCCCTTGAGGCTCGCGGTGTAGCCACGCCCCGTGGCAATGTGACCTGGGGGCCAACACAGGCCTCCAATCTTCTGAAACGCCTTAACCTGGAGTACAACAATGGACTTTAATCAACAGCTAGAACAAAAGCAGCTTATTGCTGCGGCACCAGACCTCTTAGCGGCCTGCATTGAGGCGTTAAGCCTCTTTGATAACCATCCTGAATGCTATGAAGAGCTTGGCACATTGGAAGTTTTGCAAAACGCCATTGCAAAAGCAACCCGATAAAAATTGATTGACTTGGAGTACAACAATGCATGAAACCCTGTCTGAAAAAATCACCGTGGCCGCGCTGTTTGTGGCCTGCGTAGTTCTACTGATCTGGATGCCCATATGATCACGATCACCCCCCCATCAAAGACCCTCTTGCAGGGCTGTGAGTATGTGCCAGCCGCCAAGACTGATGTCACCCAGACCTGGCGTAGGTTTGGCTGGGTGCCAACGGAAAAGACCCCGGTTCAAGCACTTGAGCTGCCCGTCATACCCACCCTCAAGGAGTACTTAGCCAATGATTAACTCAGGCCGAGACATGCGCGAGCGCCAGCTCGACATCTTTGAGCAGCGAGACCACCAGTTTCTTGAGCGCTGCCGGGCGCTGGCCGTGCTGGTCTGCACCCAGCGCGGTGAGGTCTCAATCAACGACATCCGGGCCATCATCGAGGTGCCGCCGGGTGTCCATCCATCTGTCTTGGGCGCGGTCTTTCGCACCAAGCAGTTCAAGTCGGTCGGCTACACAGAGGCCGTCCATCCCCAAGCGCATGCCAGGGTGGTGCGTGTTTACAAATTACAGGAGTAAAAAATGGCAGGCAAATTAACAGATGACAAAGCAATGAGCGCCAGCCGGTTGCCCGGTCTGCTCGGGTTCAGCCGATACAGCACGCCAAATGATGAGCTGCAATACAGCATCAACGCCATCGATGGCAAGGATCGGCCCGACATCAGCAATGAGGCCATGGGCTGGGGCAATACGCTTGAGCCGGTGATCTTGCAGCAGGCAGCCATGCGGCTGGGCATCACCGACTACGACACCCAGATTGGCCAGGCCTACACGCACAGCAGCATTGCGCTGTCGTGCAGCCTGGATGGCGTTGGCCACGGCACCGGGCAGGAGATCTTTCCAGACCCCGACAAGGGCATCTTTGTGGTTGGCCAAGACTCTATCGTGCTTGACGGGCCCGGCGTGCTGGAGGCCAAGCTGACCAAGACCATGCCCGAGGAAGTGCCGCACCTGGCGCGTGGGCCGATTCAGTTACAAGGCCAGATGCTGGTGACCGGCCACAAGTGGGGCGCTGTCGCCGTGCTGTATCAGGGCATCGAGCTGCGCGTGTTCCTGTTCGCACCGCACTACGACACCCAGAAGGAGATCGTCAAGGCTGTGCTGGCCTTTGAGCACAAGCTAAAAACCTACCAAAAAACTGGAGCCATTGATTGGTACCCGCCAGAGAGCAGCAAAGAGCTCGACCGGATCTATCCCATGGCCGCTAACAGGGAAGAGATCCAACTGCCTCCCAGCGTAGGCGACCTGGCCAAGGGCATCATTGAGAACAAGGCTGCGATCCGCGCAGCAGAGGCCAGCATTGAAGACGCTGAGAAATTAATTAAGCAGGAGCTTGGCCAAGCCGAGCGTGGCCGGGCTGGCCAGTACATGATCAACTGGCCAATGCGCAACTACAAGGATGCGCCAGAGCGGCTGGTGCCAGCCAAGAAGGCGTACAGCGTGCGCCAATCAACCCTATCGATCAAGGAGTGGCTGACATGAATTTAATGAAGCACCCTGATGTCATAGATTACTACGAGCGCACTGCGGAGGCCTTGTACTTCATCACTGACTGCACCGACAACGAGGCCGAGGAGTTCATTGAATCAATGGCCACCTTAATTTTTGTAATGATGAGAACCCACTTGAAAGAATCAAATGCAACTGACCACCACTAACAGGGGCTTTGCCCCCACCACCCTCGCCGAGGCCATGACCTTCTCAGACATGCTGGCCAACTCCAGCATGGTGCCCCGCGCCTACCAGGGCAAGCCCCAAGACATCCTGGTCTGTGTCCAGTGGGGCATGGAAATGGGGCTGGCACCCATGCAGGCCTTGCAGAACATTGCCGTCATCAATGGCAAACCATCAGTCTACGGTGATGCACTCATGGCGCTGGTGCAGGCCAGCCCTGTCTGTGAGGATATTGAGGAGTTCTTTGAGCATGAAGGCACGCTCAACCCGGTGGCCGTCTGCGTGGCCAAGCGCAAGGGCCGCAAGCCGGTGACCGCCAGGTTCAGCGTTGAGGATGCCAAGCGTGCTGGCCTGTGGGCCAAGCAGGGGCCATGGACGGCCTACCCCAAGCGCATGATGCAGATGCGAGCTCGCGGCTTTGCGCTCCGGGATGCCTTCCCTGATGTGCTCAAGGGCATGATCACAGCCGAGGAGGCGCAGGACTATCAGGAAGAAACCAAACCCCGACAGGTGGCTAAACCGGCTAATCCGCTGGACATGATCGCGCCGCCCCCGGCAATTGAGCAGACCAGCAATCCCGCGGTGATCGAGTCAGTGTTTGCGCATGATCAGGAGGCCGACACGGTCAATGAGCTGGTCGCCCAGGCGGTGGCTGCTGACATGGAGGTGGTGCACATCCCCGAGGTGACCGAGCAGGCACCGACAGGCGAGCTGTTTGCTGTGCTGCTGCCGGGCAAGGATAAGCCGCACTCAATGCACGGCACGCTGGAGGAGTGGCAGGATGCCTATGAGGCGGTTGCCGAGAAGACTGCCATGGCCACCAAGGTGCCAGCGCGGGAGCGTATGACCAAGCTGCGTGAGCTGCGTGAGCTCAATGAGCCCACCATCGGCAAGGTTGAGATGCTCGCTCGCATCAGGCATACCGCTGCCTACAGCAAGCGGCTGGGTGCGCTGGGTGCAGCTCAGTAACTTGGTTTGGGTGCTGCTGGCAGCAGCACCCAGCTTACGCAAAGGGCCGGGTGCCCTGCTTGTCAATGATCAGTGCTTGGCGGCGTGGCTTGTCGCTGATGCTGACATGCGTCCAGCCACCACCATTTACTGGGTCTGAAAATTCTCTGATCAGTTGATCGTAGGGCAGGCCAGCCGCAATGATCGCTCTGACCACAGTGTCAGGGCTCATGCCTGGCACTTTAAAGTCAGCAGCGCAGCCAGTGCGGTGCTGGCTGGTGTCCTTGCTGCCCACGCTGTCGTTGACTTGCTTTGACCGGAAAGCGCTGTTGATCATCACGGGCTTGCCAGCCAGCGCAGCCTTTACCTCTTCCAAAAATTCAGCCAGCTTGACTAGGTTTGCTGTCTCAGCGTCATTGGGCGTGTTGTCAAACTGTCGGTGGCTAGTTGCGGTCAGCTCTTCCAGCGTGAAGTGTTCTGTGAGGTTCATTTCACTGGCCCTGACCTGGAAAGCAAATCGGTCTTGGCTTGTGAGCCAGCGGATGATCCAAAGTAGTAGGCAATGATGCCCGTCCAGGCCGTGCCAAGGCTACCCAGCATCATCAAGATGGCAGGGTTGCTGTCATCTAGCTTGTTGAAAAACATCAGCGTCATGATGGCAAAAAAGCCGACAGTGACAGAGCCAGCCAGTAGCGGTGGCATCAGGCTGCGGGTGGTGGCTTGCATCTCCCGCGCAGACTTCCTGTCCTCAACCTCTAGCTTTTCAAAGTTGAGGCCAAGCTCTTGCGCTTGCTTTTGCAGTTCGATCTCGGCAATCTTGACCTGGGCAATCTGCTCTGCTGACAGTTTGTTGTTGGAGATCAGGTCGCCCACCTTGTCGGGGTCAACGCCAATCGCTTTGCTGATGGCAGACACCGCCATGCCAGCCAGTGGGCCACCCATTGCGGTTGCAATCGTGGGTGCAATTTGTTTAAGCCAATCCATATTTGACCTTCCTAGAAGGGGAGTTTAGAAACCAAAAAATTGACGATCTGTTTGGAGTCGTTAGCTGGCAAGATGTAAAGCAAGTCTAGGAACCAATCAATCGCAAGAGCAGCAGCGCAGCACTTAATGAAACGATCAGCCCCGAGTCGCCAGTTATCGCCAACATCAAACCACTTGAGTAGACCGAACACATCAACCGCACCTTCCTGTTTTTCGGCAGAAGTCTATAAGTTCGCCTACGCTAAAAATCACAAAGACCACAACAAGAAAAATAAACACTACGGCAAAAGCGATCTCAACAATCTCTTGTTCTTTTTCTTTGCGCTTCTTCTCATCTGCTTTGGCTTGTCTTGCAAGGTGGGCATCATCCCTGTCCATCTCAGCGGCCCTAGCTTTGATCTTGTTCCACACCAATATATTGCCCGTCTGCATATACAGCAGCTCCAACTCTGACTCCAGCTTGGCCGTTTGCATCAAGCAGTTTTCAATCTGCATTGCCACGCCAAAGTTGGACTTATTGCCTGACCGCTTAGTCTCAACCATCGCTTTGGTGGCCTGACTTTTAGCGTCATACATGCGGCCAATCATCACGCCCAACCCACCCAGGTCGTTGGCGACTGCCGCTGCCTTCTTTACAAGCCCTATGGCACTTTGCAGGCCAGCGAGGGCTGTAATCGGGTCGATCATTTCTTTACC